TCTGGTGCTGGTCGGCGCGTTGGGTTCCATGGCAATGATGCTGGTGGAGGCATTGCAAAAGTGACTGAGACGACCGACATCGAAATGTTCAAGGCGCAGGTGCGAGCCGAGTTGAATCGGCTTGAGGCGCAATCCTCGGCAAAAGAAGTCGCAGGCAAGGCCATTGGCAAAGATGGCCTCAAGTACATCACGGTCATCGTGGTCATCGGTGTCGTTTCCAGTCTTGCTTTGGAAGGCGAGAAGATTGCGGCGGTAATGGGCCTTTTGGGTGCGTCACTGACTGCACTCATTTCCATGCTCAACAACATTGCCGGGGCGAACGAGAAGGAAGACAAGCCCGAGTTTGGCGTAATTAAGGAATTGATTAACAAACTGGATCGACTTGACCGTAAGGAAATGCCGATGCGTGTCGATGTCGAGGGCGACCATGTGACTGTCACGAAGGGCGATGATGTGGTGAGGGCGTCCAAGTGAATATGCAGAAGATTGTGGATATGTTGTTCCCGGTGCTGCTAGCCGCTGTCGGCTGGTTGCTTGCGGAAATCGCATCGTTCAACAATCGTCTGATCGCCATTGAGTCCAAAATCCCTATCCTAATCACCGAGGATGGGGTGCCTACCGATAGCCCGTTAAGCGCGTCCCGTCGTCAAGAACTGAAAGACGACATCATGGAGGACATCCATGACTTGCAAGTGCGCGTCAAACTGATGGAGGAACGCAACAAATGATGACCATGATTAGCACCTTTCTGTCGTTCCTTGCGGGTGGACTGCCCAAGATTCTGCAAATCTTCCAAGACCGGCAGGACAAGAAGCACGAACTTGCTTTGGTCGCAGCCCAGAAAGAGCGTGAATTGGCCCTTGCAGAGCGTGGGTTTATCGCGCAGGCACGGGTTGAGGAGATTAAACTGGAGCAAATCCAGACGCAGACGGCTGGCGAGGAGCGACAGGTTTTGTACCAGCACGACATCGAAATTGGCAAGGGTGCTAGTCAGTGGATGATTAACCTGCGAGCCAGCGTCCGTCCTGTTGTGACGTACATTTTCGTGCTGGAGTTGGTCGCGCTGAACGTGGCTGGCGTTTGGTATGCCTACACAACCGGCATTCCCTTTGCGATTGCGATGGAAAACGTATTCAGCGACGATGAGATGGCAATTCTGGCGTCCATCATTGCGTTCCATTTTGGTGGCAGAGCGTTCTCGCAAAAGTGAAGGTTAGCCCTGAACTGATTAAACTTGTAAAGCACCACGAAGGGGTGAGGACTAAGCCTTACCGTTGTCCGGCGCTGTTGTGGACGGTGGGGTGCGGACATGTGATTGATCCGACTCACGCGGCGGTGAAGTATGAGGAGCGCAAGAGTCTACCGGTACCCGCAGGCTGGGATCGCACCCTCACGATGGACGAGGTGGATCGGATTCTTTCTCAAGACCTTGGCCGGTTTGAGCGTGGCGTGGTTCGACTTTGCCCTGCTGCTGTTGGTCGTCAGGGAGTCTTCGATTCTCTCGTCAGTTTTGCCTTCAACGTGGGTCTTGGCAATCTCCAGCGTTCTTCCCTTCGGATGAAGACCAACCGGGGTGACTTTGAAGAAGCGGCAGAAGAATTCATGAAGTGGACGAAGGCGGCTGGGCGTGTATTGCCCGGTCTTGTCAAACGCCGTAAAGATGAGCAGGCTTTATATTTGTCGGGAGTTGCCTAGATGCCCCTACAAAAACTTGAATTGCGCCCCGGCGTAAATCGTGAATCAACCTCCTATGCCAACGAAGGCGGGTTCTTTGCGGGCGATAAAATTCGTTTCCGCTCTGGCTACGCGGAGAAACTGGGCGGTTGGACCAATATCACCAACGGCGGTAATACGTTTAAAGGCGTAGCCCGAATCCTGTGGAATTGGATTTCTACACTCAATCAGAATCTTCTGGGTGTCGGTACTAACCAGAAAGTTTATACAGAACTGGGCGGCGTTTATTACGATATTACGCCCCTTGCCGCATCCCTTACGTTATCTTCCGACCCGTTTTCTACTACATCAGGTAGTCGTCTAGTCACGGTAACGGCCTCGGCCCACGCGTCAGCGGTTGGTACTTACGTCAATTTTAGCGGGGCTACAGCGGTAGCGAGTCTTACAATTAATGGGGACTACCCCATTCAGTCCGTTCCAACTTCTAATACTTTCACAATCTACGCCTCCGCTACGGCGTCCTCTACTGCGACGGGCGGGGGATCGCTCGTTATTGCCAAGTTCGATATCGATGCAGGCACTGCCATATCCACGACGCAAGTCGGCTGGGGTGGGCCTCCGTGGGGCGAAGGGGGTTGGGGATCAAGCACAGGGGCGGGCGTCCCGTTGCGTCTTTGGTCTATGTTTAATTACGGGAATGACCTCATATTTGCCGAGCGTAACGGGGCGATATACTTTTGGACGCTAGATACGACGAGTTGGAGCCGGGCTATTCCCCTTGCCGATAAAGCCGATGCCACAACTAAATGGGACGCAACCGCAGCGTTTGCTTCAGGCGTAACTACTATTGTGGTGGATGACGCCACAGGGATTAACACTGGCGCAGTCATTTCAGGTAGCGGCATCGTGACCGGCACATACGTCACGACAGCATGGGATGGGTCTACTTCGGTAACGATTTCTACGGCGACAAACGCCTCGGCCACAGTGTCGGCTTTGGCATTTAGTTACGCAGGACAACATGTCCCTAAAGAAGTTCTAATGGTGATTGACTCGCCGGTAAATGACTTTGTGATCTGTGCCGGGGCCACGCCGTATAACCCGATTGATTTTCAAACGACGTTTAATCCGCTCCTTGTTCGCTGGTCTGACCAGAGTAATGCGTTTGAGTGGGTGCCGGAAGTCACTAACCAGTCTGGAGAACAGACGCTCTCGCACGGCTCGTACATAGTTACGGCGCTTAATACTCGTCAGGAGATCTTGATTTGGACAGATACAGCCATCTTCTCAATGCAGTATCTAGGACCACCGTTTGTCTGGGGCTTTAATCTTCTTGACCAAGACGTATCAATTGCTTCGCAAAACGCGGCAATTACGGTCAACAACGTGACCTATTGGATGGGGCGGGATAAGTTCTTCATGTACACGGGGCGGGTCGAGACGCTGCCTTGCACCCTTCGTCAGTTCGTCTATAGCGACATTAACCTCGACCAGTTGGATCAAATCTGTTCTGGGGCAAACGAAGGGTACAACGAGGTATGGTGGTTCTATCCGTCTCTCAATAGCCTCGTGAATGACCGCTATGTCATTTATAACTATCTTGAACGTGTTTGGTACTACGGGAATTTGAACCGTACCGCGTGGTCTGAACACACTCAGCGGCAGTATCCGATGGGCGCGTTTTCGATCCAGATTGGGTATTTAGCGACTTCGATTAACTCGTCGGTGACTACGATTGCTCTGACGGATGCGTCTAGTTACCCCAATGCGGGTACGGTTGTTATTGACTCGGAGCAGATTACGTATACGTCTAAAGACGGTAATACCTTGATAGGCTGCGTTCGTGGCGCGAATAGCACGACGGCTGCTTCGCATGAACAGTACACGATGGTTGAGTTAAGAGTGCCGAACCAAGTTCTCTATCACGAATTTGGCAATGACGACGCGTCAGTGACCCCAGCCCTGCCGATTGAAGCGTTTATTGAATCGTCTGATTTCGACATCCAAGACGGTCAGAGTTTTGGTTATGTCTGGCGCATCTTGCCTGATCTTAACTTTACGGGGTCAACAGGCAGTAGTCCGAGCGTTACGCTGACGGTTAAGCCAAGGCAGAACTCGGGTTCAAACTACACCGCAGCAGATCAGCCGGTGGTTACGCGCACCTCGACGATACCGATTCAGCAGTACACGGGGCAGGTCTACACTCGTATCCGAGGTCGCCAGATGGCGTTCCGTGTGGACTCGACTGACTTAGGCGTTGCTTGGCAAATGGGCATGATGCGAATTGATGTTCGACCGGATGGGCGTCGATGACCGTCGCACGTGGCATATCTCCGCCAAACCTACCGGTTGCACCGGCGGATTATAGTGTCCGTTATCAGGATCAGTTTAGTAATGTCTTGCGGCTTTTCTTTAGTCAGGTAGCCAACCGGGTTAATTCACCGACCGCACACGCTTCGTATTTTGATACGACGACGCAGCCGAATCCGGTTGCGGATGCGGTTAATTTATTTACTTACAATTCAGTCGTTACCCAGCAGGCTGTTAATCGCGGCGTACCCACATCTAAAATCTTCGTTGCTCAGACGGGTATTTATAACTTTCAGTTTTCTGCCCAATTAGATAAAACGGGCGGTTCGGCAAGCGCCGTATATATCTGGCCCCGAATTAACGGGGTAAACCTGCCGGACTCGGCTACCAAGATCGTTATTGACGGCCCCAACAACGAGATTGTGGCGGCGTGGAACTTTGTGCTTGTGCTGCAGGCAAACGACTATTTTGAGTTGGCTTGGCAGTCTTCGGACACCGACGTAGTTATCCCGTATGTAGCCGCGACTGGTAACATTCCAGCGATCCCGTCCATCATTCTGACAGTGGTGTGGGTATCAAACTACGAGGCAAATGAGTAAACATCTATGAACCAGCAACCTCCCGCAGCAGGACTTGCGTCCCTCCTTGCCTCCCAAGGCCGTGGACCAGATAGCACACTTGTCCACATGTCACCTGAAGAAGTACGCAATCTTCAGTTTTTGGCTCGCGCTCAAGGTATGGAGATGCCGCGTAATCCTGCTACGGGACTGCCGGAAGCCGGGTGGCTTACTAATATATTAAACACCGTAGTCAAAGGCGTTCAGTCTGTTGGAAAGACTCTCATCCAAAACCCGCAAACGACCGCCATGCTTGCCGGAGCCGCGTATGGCGCGGTGAAGGGAGATCTGCAAAAAGGTCTTGAGGCAGGCATGAAAGCCTATGCCGGTACGCGGATTCTTGGAGGTCTTGCAGAAGAAGCCCAGCGTAGGATTCCGGGGATCGCCGGTCCAACTGGGTATAGAGAACGTCCTCCCGGTCCTGAAGATTTTGGTGAGATTGCCCCCGGTATTGGCGTTGAACCGGTAAAACCCACAGTACAGCAGCCTCTGGGCAAAGATGTTTCTAGTGGTCTGCGTGGACTTCTAGGCGCTCCGCAACAGGGCGGCCAGCCCAAAGGGCTTTTCGGGCTCACCAAAGACCCGATCATGCAGGCTATTACGATGTACGCCTTGAACAAGGCGGAGCAGAAGATGAACCCGCGAGGCGGGATGCCTAAGCCGACTCCGGTTGGGTATAGGAATGTTCAGTACAGCCCCGGTCGGGTCAACCCACGTTTTGGTGAGCCGGGTCAACCGTACTTTATTGAAGGCGGTTACGCTGATTACGGCTACGGCACTGAATATCCGGGCTATACGCAGAACCCGCAACAAGGGATGCGGCAGAGTTCGCCGTACCAATCTCCTCCACCAGAACGTCCACCTGATGAGGAAGAAGATTATTACCGACGCGGTATGGCGGCTGGCGGGGTAGTGCCACAGCCGAATTTTTCTTATCCGATGGTCCGCACACAGGGTAACGGGTATGAGCCTAAAGTAGACATTTACACAGGCGAAGAAACCTTCGCTGAAGGTGGTACTGCTGATTCTGAAAAAGCCAAAGAGGAGTATTTCAAAAGCCTCCTCCCTTTCGCCCCCGCCCTGACTGAATGGTATCGCGCCGCTGCCGAATCTGGCAGCGCCCCAGTTCAGGGCGAAGATGACTTAAAGCGCCATCCGGTTAATCGACTTCCTCAGCCTGCTCCGACTGGAGTGAAGGCTGATACCAATGGTATGCCGTTCGATCAAGAACTCGCCGATTGGTATCAGTCTTTGCTCAGACCGCCGACTGCCGCGAAGCCGATGGATCTGAATCTTGATGAGTATTTAAGAACCACTCCGCAACGTGCGGAGACTGTTTATGGCCCAGTAGTTAAATATCCGTGGGAGCCTCCCACGACTCCAACCCCCGCACCGCCTCCGTCTAAACCCGAGTGCCAGCCGGGCTTTACTTTTGATTTTGCCAGATGGGAAGCGGGGCTTGATCCCTGTGTAAAGAGTCCCGGCACTGGGGGCGGCGATGGTGGCGGCGATGGCGGCGGATCTGGTCCGGGTACCGGCGGTGGTACAGGTCCGGGTACAGGTGGCGGAGGTACTACGCCGGGCGGTGATACTGGCGGAACTACGCCTGCTCCGGCTCCAACCCCGGCTCCAACCCCTACACCCGCGCCTACGCCCGCTCCGACTCCTACACCGGAGCCTACACCTACACCTACACCCGCGCCTACGCCCGCTCCGACTCCTACACCGGAGCCTACACCTACACCTACACCCGCGCCTACGCCCGCTCCGACTCCTACACCGGAGCCTACACCTACACCCACTCCAACCCCTGCGCCGGAACCCGCTCCTACTCCAACCCCTGCGCCGGAGCCTGCACCTACACCTACTCCGACCCCACCGGAGGAGGAAGAACCATTACTCAAGACCTGTCCTGACGGGTCTATTGTTCCCT